CAGTAAGACTTTGCGATTGCCTCATGTCCAAGAGTATATGCAACAGAGGATAAGACAGAGCATTGGATTAAATGCTACGATTGCTTCAAGAAAGATACTCACTTTAGCGAATAACGCTAAAAGTGAGTATGTTCAGCTTGAAGCAAGTAAGGACATACTGGATAGAGCAGGTTATAAGCCAGTTGATAAGGCAATGCATTTAGTTCAGGGTAATATCTCTGTATCCATAGACTTAACCTAGTAGGGGGTTAAAAAAGTTACACTTGAACACATGACATGGTCTTACACAAACATTATTCTTAAAAAAGGTTCGTTATGAAGATGCTGCTACATTATTACAATACGCTTCTTGCTTTCTTCAAGCCACAAAGTAAGAATGACTTGGCGAACAAAATGAAGTCGCTAGAGAAGGAGAAAGATATGCCTAAAGGTAAAGGTACATATGGCACTAAAAAAGGTAGACCTAGAAAGCCAAAGAAGGGAAAGTAAGTTACTTAACATTTGGTTTCAGGGAAAAGTCCAAGAGATGTTGGCTATTCCTTTAAAGAATGGGTTGAAATTATTTTTATCTTTAAAAGGTAAAAGTATAAAATTACTTACGCCTGAAAAACTTAAAGAATTAAATAAGAGTTTGAATAATCCTAAAAGAGTGTTAGATAAGAGGAAGGCATTGCAACTTCTTCAAAGGGTAACAAAGAATGATTGATCCTATTTCAGCATTTGGTGCTTTAACTGCTGCACATGGCGCAATTAAAAAGTGCGTGGAGATGGGCAAGGATTTGGCTAGTGCTTCTTCTGCTATTGAGAAATATGCAAAGGCAGAAGCCGAGTTAGGATTTGGTAAAGAAAGAAAAAAGAAAAAGAGTTTGTTTGGTGGCATTATGGATAGTGCTATTGAACAACACTTTAAAGAAGAAGAACAAGCTAGATTAAAAAAAGAACTTCGTTCCTTGTTTCAGTTGTATGGCTCTCATGGTCAATGGGAAAGATTACAGGCAACTATAGCAAGGGCAAGAGCCGAACATAAGAAACAATTAGAAGCACAAGCTAAACGCAGAGATGCTATCCTAAAATCCTTAACGATTGTAATTACATTGACAATTGGTGGTATAGGTTTGTATTATCTTGCAATATATTTGAAAGGAACTTTATGAGTTTTCTCCATACTTTAAAGATAGAAGAAAGACGCATACTGCGAGAAGTTGTAAAGAAAGTTCACTTCAAGCATTACCCTAAAGAATTTTGCACAGATCATGAAGCAGATAAAATGATTTCAGCTATAGGTCCTGAAGTTGTAGATAAGTTAATAAAAATCGGCAAAGATTTTAAAATTGATAGAGTTTAAATATAAACCTGATGGTCAAGTCTTAAAAGACTTTATGAAAGACAATACTTTCTTTCGTGGTATAAGAGGTCCAGTTGGTAGTGGCAAATCAGTAGCTTGTTCTATAGAAGTTTTTAGACGAGCATTAATGCAGGAGAAAGATAAGAATGGTAAAAGAAAAAGCAGGTGGGCAGTCATCAGGAATACGAATCCTCAACTTCGGACTACCACAATTAAGACTTGGTTGGATTGGTTTCCAGAGGAAGATTGGGGTAGGTTCTCTTGGTCAGTACCATATACGCATTTCATTACCCAAGCTGATTTGGAAATGGAAGTCATATTCCTTGCTCTTGATAGACCAGAAGATGTCAAAAAACTCCTTTCGTTAGAACTTACTGGTGTGTGGGTTAATGAAGCAAGGGAAATTCCCAAGTCAATTATAGATGCCTGTACCATGAGAGTAGGTAGATACCCTTCTGTTAAAGATGGGGGTGCTACTTGGAATGGTGTTATATGTGATACGAATAGTCCTGAAGAAGATCATTGGTGGTCAATCATGTCAGGCGAAGTTCCAGTTCCAGACCATATAACTTTGGAAGAATCAAGAATGTTAGTTAAACCTGATAACTGGCAATTCTTTACACAGCCAAGTGGTATGCTTGAAGAAAAAGATGAAGATGGTTCTGTTGTCGGTTATAAGAAAAATATTAAAGCAGAAAATATAAATAATATTTTAGATACTTATTATCCTAATCTTGTTCAGGGAAAAACAAAGTCTTGGATAGATGTTTATGTAATGAATAGACTCGGTACAATTCAAGATGGTAAACCAGTTTATAATATGTTTGTGGCTGATACCCATGTGTCAAAAGAAGAAATACCAGTAGCAGATGGTGTTCCCTTGTATATTGGATTAGATTTTGGATTAACCCCTGCTGCTGTTTTTGGTCAAAAGGTTAGAGGTAGATGGATAATCTTACAGGAGATTGTGGCATTTGATATGGGCATTGTAAGATTTGCAGAGTTGCTTCGTGCAGAAATCGCAACACGATATTCTAATTTAGAAGTTAATATCTTTGGTGATCCTTCAGGAGATTTCAGGGCGCAGACTGATGAATCAACAGCTTTTCAAGTGTTAAGAGGTGCAGGGTTAAGTGCCAGACCTACTTCTAGTAATGATGTATCGTTAAGAATTGAGTCTGTGGCATCTGTTTTAAATAGAATGGTAGATGGATTATCTGGAATTTTAATTGACTTTAGGTGCAAAGAACTGATAAAAGGTTTTGAGGGGGGTTATCAATATCGTAGACTTCAAGTATCAGGAGAACGATATGATGATAAACCTCTTAAAGACCGATACTCACATATACATGATGCTATGCAGTATCTTATGTTGGGTGCAGGTGAAGGCAGACAGGTATTAGGTATGAATAAAAAGATTGAAACATTTAATGCTAGAGTTGAGTATGATGTTTTTAAACGACAACCTAAAAATCCAAGAAGGCAAGGTCTATGGGCAAGAATGTAAAGGAGTATTTATGTGTATAGGTGGTAGAAGTAGCAGTCCTCCTCCTCCAACTAAAGAGGAAAAAGAAGCTGAAATGGAAAGAGAAGCACAAAAAGCCATTGAAACAGCAGAAAGAGATGACGCTAGACAAGATGTGCTTGAAGAAAATATTACAAGAAAAAGAAAAGGCGCAGGTCGTAGAAGTTTGTTAAGAGGTTCTGGTGGTGGAATCGGCTTTTATAATGAGTACGATAAATAATGTACGAAAAATCTGCTGACATGATGCTGCAAAAATACGAGAAAGCTCTTTCTGTAAGGAGAGAGTTTGAAGAATTGTATGATGAAATCTTTGAATATTGTTTACCACAAAGGCAAGGGTTTAAAAATTATTCAGCAGGGCAAAGACGAGATGATAAGATATTTGATGAAACAGCAGTTGTAGGTATTCAAGAGTTTGCTTCAAGACTTCAATCAGGTCTTACTCCTAATTTTGCCAGATGGGCAGACTTTGTTACTGGATCAGAAGTTCCTGAAGAAGAAAGAGATGATGTTAATAATGCTTTAGATGGTGTTACTGATTATGTTTTTGAAATACTACAGACTTCAAACTTTGCACAAGAAATACATGAGTGCTTTATAGACTTGGCACTCGGTACAGCAGTATTGCTTGTAACCGAAGGTGATGCAGTTAATCCTATAAGATTTCAATCTATTCCTTTACCTCATGTTGTTTTAGATACTGGACCTGATGGCAGAGTAGATCATGTATATAGAGAACGATTAATTAAAAATGAGGATATATTAATAGCTTATCCTAAAGCTACCTTAACTCCAAAGATGGTAGAAAGAATTAATAACAATCCTGATGCTCATACAAAAATATTAGAAGTGTCTTGTAAACTTTATGACAAGCCAAATGAAGAACGATACTCGTATATGGTTATAGATGTAGCAGATAAGCAAATGATTATGCAGGAATTGTATACAGGTGTAGGTTCTAATCCTTTTATTGCATTTAGATGGAGTAAAGCAAGTGGTGAAATCTATGGTCGTGGACCTGCTATTAATGCTTTAAGCGCAATCAAAACCTGTAACCTTACGATTGAATTAGTATTAGAAAATGCACAGATGGCTATATCAGGTATCTATCAGATAGATGATGATGGTGTAATTAATGTAGATACAATTAACCTCGTGCCTGGCACAGTCATTCCAAAAGCACCAAACACACAAGGATTGCAACCTATAAGAGCAGCAGGATCTTTTGATGTAGCTAACCTTGTTCTTAATGACATGAGAAATAATATTAAAAGAGCATTGTATAATGATATGTTAGGTGATCCAAATAAAACACCTGCGTCTGCAACAGAAGTAGCAGAAAGAATGGCAGACCTATCTAGGAAAATAGGTTCAGCTTTTGGTAGATTACAAGCAGAAATGGTACAGCCAGTTTTACAAAGAGTTATTTATATTTTAAAGAAACAGGGTCGGATAGAAATGCCAGTTGTAAATGGCAGAGAAGTCAAGATTCGTAGTGTGTCACCCCTTGCACAAGCGCAATCTAATCAAGATATTGTGTCTTTAAATAGATTTTTACAAACTGTTGCAAATTCATTCGGTCCTGAAATCCTAAATATATTAATATCTTCAGAAGAAACTGCGTTGTATCTAGCCAAGAAATTTGGTGTGCCTGATAATTTAATTCGTGATGCTGACGAAAGAAGGCAACTAATTGAAATGGCGCAACAAGTACAGCAAATGCAACAGCAAGGAGAAATACCAGATGCCACAGCACTTGGGGGTTGATGGATACCCTCGTTCAAAAGAAGAAGATGAACGAATATCAAAGAATCTTTTAGGTCTGTTTAATACACCTAACGGAACAGAAGTTTTAAAATATCTGAAATCAGTAACAATAGAAGCAGTTAGTGGACCTAACATTTCAGATGCAGAACTTCGTCATTTAGAAGGGCAACGATATTTAGTTGCTTTAATTGTTAAAAGAATCAATCATGCACAGAGGTTAAAAAATGAGTGAAGAACAAGTTACACAAGAATCTGCTACAGAGCAATCAGTAGAAACTCCTCCGTCTGTTGGAACTGTAGCAGAACCAACAAGACCAGAGTGGTTACCTGAAAAATTTACCACACCTGAAGATATGGCAAAGTCTTATAGTGAGTTAGAATCTTGGAAAGGTAAGAAAGAAGAAGATTTAAGAAAGACTATATCAGATGAATTAAAGGTAGAGTCACTTTCACAAAGACCTAAAACAGCAGGAGATTATCAAATACCTGACTCTATTGATGAAGAAGAAGCAGGAACTAATCCCTTACTTAAAGAATGGGCAGATTATGCTTGGGAAAACGGATACTCACAAGAAAAGTTTTCACATTGGGTAAATAAATTTGCAGAATATATGAACGCAGATCAACCTGATTTAGAACAAATTAAAAAAGATTTAGGCGATAATGCTAATGCAAGAGTTGAATCTGCTCAATTATTTATGAATAAGTTTTTTCCAACAGAAATGCACGAAGCTATATCTCAATTAGGAACTTCAGTAGAAGGTATAAAAGCTATAGAATTTATACAAAGGCAAATGCAAGGCACAGATATTTCTGGTCAAGCAAGTACACCTAGCAAACTATCTCATGCTGATATTGAAACTAAAATGAAAGATGAGAGATATTGGAATCCTGCTAAAAGGGATAAAGCATTTGTTGATGAAGTAAATAATGACTTCCAAAAACTTTATGGGTAGTGGGGTTTATGATGGTTATTCCATTGTAGAATCAGACTTATCTCACATAAATCATTTACAAAATAACTTACGAGATTCAGATGTTCGTGAGTGTATTATACATGGTGCTACTCCTTTTCGTGCTTTAATGGCAGGTTTGCGTGAACATAATGCAGAAACTTATACTGTTATTATAAATGGCAAACCTGCAATGATGTTTGGTGTAACCCCTATTTGTAATAATATGATAGGAAAAATATGGTTACTTGGCTCATATGAAATAGAAAATCATAGAAGAAAATTTTTGTATTGGAGTCATAAAGTTATAGATTATTTTCAAAATAAATATTACCAGTTAGAAAATGTAGTACCTGCTGACCATATTAAGACATTGAATTGGTTGGAGTTTTTAGGATTTACGATAATAGAAAGACCTATAAAAATAAACGGATTTAAAGTTTTTAGATTTGTTCGTTGCAAAGGAGATAAAATTCTGTTAAATACAGAAGAACAGCCCATTACTAGCTGATAGCCCATTCGGATAACTAGATGACGCAAAAGATGGATAACTGAAAAATGAAATGTAACTTTAATTAAACGGAGAACTGTTATGGCTAATACAATTAGTACAGCTTTTATCACACAGTTTGAGAGTGAGGTTCATCTTGCGTATCAGAGAATGGGTAGTAAATTAAGAAATACTGTCCGAACTGTGAGCAACGCAACTGGAAACACAGTACGATTTCAAAAGATTGCTAGTGGCACAGCTTCTACAAAATCAAGAAATGGTAATGTAACTCCAATGGAACTTGCCCATACAACTGTTGATGTAACTCTTTCTGACTATTATGCAGCAGAATATATTGATAAGTTAGACGAGTTAAAAACCAATATAGACGAAAGACAAGCAGTTGCACAAAGTGCAGCAGCAGCTTTAGGTCGTAAAACTGACGCATTGCTTTATGCAGCAATGGATTCAGGCGCATCAAGTACACAAATACATGATACTGGATCTGCTTTAGCAAAAGCCGATTTATTATCCTTATTTGAAACTGTAGGTGTGGCAGATATGCCTGAAGATGGTGGCAGATACCTAGCTATGAATCCGAAAGGATTTGCAGATTTATTTGCTATCACAGAATTTGCGTCATCAGATTATGTCGGTGACCAGAATCTGCCATTCGCAGGAGGAATGTCAATGAAGGAATTTTTAAGTTTTAAAGTTTTTTCTACTTCAGCAATTACAGCAGGAAAGAATATTGCTTACCATACTTCAGCAGTAGGTCTTGGCATAGGTGCTGATGTAACTACAGAACTTAATTATGTACCTGAAAAAGTTTCTCATTTAGCAACTTCAATGATGTCAATGGGCGCAGGAGTTATTGACTCCAATGGTGTCTATGAAGTCCTTGATAACAATTCATAAGGAGGATTAAATGGCTTATGCAGCAAGTGGTCTAACTAGGATTGGTGGTGGTAGTGGAACAGCTTTGTGGGTTTATCAAACTACAGACGCTGTTGGTACTGTCAATACTGCTAACTATTTTAATGATGCAGCAAATATGTTAAATGTTCGTGATTTAATAATTGTGCAAGATACTAATACACCTACTACTCATTTCTGTACTGTTTTATCAAACAACGGAACAGCAGTAGATGTATCAGATGGTACAGCAGTAGCCGAAACTGATGGCGACTAAAAAGGATAAGGGGAGAGCAATCTCCCCTTAACAAACATGGCAAGTACAGCAGCAAATTCATCAATAGATATAGCATCAAGAGCATTAGTTCTTATAGGTGCAGAACCTATTACCTCTTTTGATTCTTCCAGTACCGAAGCATTAGTGGCAACTAATATGTATGAAGATACAGTTAGAGCAACATTAGCAGCTTCAAGATGGAGATTTGCAACTGAACAAGCAGAGTTAAATCAATTATCAGATACACCAACTGGAAGATTTGATATTGCTCACCAACTTCCTAGCAATCTACTTGTCTTACATGGTGTAACTATTAATGACAGATTAATAGATTATACAGTTTATGGTGATAAAGTATTTTCAGATTCAACAACTACAGATACTTTAATTGCCGATTATACTTATAGAGCAACAGAAGATAACTTTCCTAGTTATTTTTCATTAGCATTAGAATATGCGTTAGCATCTATATTCTCTACATCTATTGCAAGAGATGAAGGATTAATGAAAGTGATAGAAGCTAAAGCACAACAATTAATGGCTAAAGCTAGGAATCTTGATGCTCAACAACAAACTACAAGAAGGTTATCTACTTCAAGATTTGTGACTAATAGGAGAAGTTAATGGCAAGAGTGCGAGTGCCATTAAACAATTTTTCTTTTGGAGAAGTTAGTCCTTCCCTTACCTCAAGAACAGATACACAGATTTATACAAGTGCAGCAGAACAAGTAAGAAATTTTTTTATTCGTTCTGAAGGTGGTTTAAAAAAAAGAACTGGAACTAAAAGATGGGCAAATCTTGGTAATTATACTAATGGCACTTGCACAATAACAGTTTCAGATTATGCCAACATTGTGGTCGGATCAACAATTAAGATACCATTTAATGATGGCACAATAATTACTTTAGAATTTGAAACAGCAGGTTCAAGTTCACCAAGCGCAGCATCAGGCAACACTCATTATGTTAGAGCAAATGCAAATAACAATACAACAGCAGATAATATATATACTGCTTTAAATGCAGTAGATGGATTAACTGTAGCTAATCCTGCTGCTGCTGTAGTAACAGTTAAAAGAGATGATGGTGGTAGTGATAATTTAGAAGTTGTTACATCTGATACAACACGACTTGCAGTTACAGATTTTTCTGTATTAAGACAAGAAGTAAGATTAGAACCTTTTATATTTTCTGATGATGAAAAATATATAATTGCATTTAGTAATACGCAAATACAAATATTTCAAATTAGTCCTACAACTGGCGCAGTTAGTTCAATTCAAACTATTACTGGTCAATCGTGGTTAGTAAATACTACAGCAAATCCATATTTAGAAGAAATTACATTTGCTCAACAAGGCGATATAATGTTTATTTGCCATCAAACTTTTATGGTAAGAATGTTAGAAAGAACTTCGCTAACAACTTTTGCAGTTAGCACTTATTCTTTTGACACTTCAAGAGATGGCAATGATATATATCAACCTTATTATTCTTTTCAATCATTAGGTGTTACATTAACTTGTAATGCCACAACTGGTAGTAGCAAAACTTTAACTGCTTCTGCTGATTATTTTACTTCAGATCATGTAGGCATTGATATGCTTATGGGTGAAACTCGTTTAAGAATTACTGGTTACACAAGTGCTACACAAGTTACTGTAACTATTCAAGGAACAATAAGACAACAATTAGAAATTGATTCTATTAAAGTATTTGAAGGTAGTGGTACAGTTCAAGTTACTCAAGCATTGCATGGATTAGCTACTGGCGCATCAGTTGTTATAGATAGATCAGGCGCAGTCGGTGGTATTGCTGCATCTAATATAAATGGCACAAGAACTATTACTGCTGTTCCTACAGAAAATACTTTTGAATTTACAGCAGGCAGTAGTGCTACTGCAACTTCAAGTGCAATAGGTGGGGGAAGTCCTAGAATTGAAAGTGCTGCTGCTACGACTGAATGGCAAGAGCAAAGTTTTTCTGCTGTTAGAGGTTATCCTGCTGCTGTTACTTTTCATCAAAATCGTTTGTGGTTTGGTGGCACATTGTCGCAACCAGACGGAATATGGGGTAGTAAATCAGGACAATTTTTTAATCTTGATGTTGGAGAAGCAGAAGATAATGACGCTTTAGATTTGACAGCTAATGTTGGTGAGATATTTACTATAAGACATTTAGTATCTAATAGAGATTTACAGGTATTTACTACAGGTGCAGAGTTATTTGTTCAAGCACCTGCCGACAAACCAGTTACACCTGCTAATGCACAAATAAGAAGGCAGACACCATTTGGTAGTAGCTTTGTTAAACCGACAGTATTTGATGGTGCAACTTTATTTGTGCAGAAAACTGGTAGTGCTTTAAGAGAATTTTTATTTACTGATGCAGAAGCTGCTTATACTTCTGTTGCAGTTTCAGGTCTTGCACCTCATTTAATACTTGATCCTATACAACAAACTTCTATTAAGGGTGCATTAAATAGAAGTGAATCCTATGCTTTTCTTGTTAATAAAGATGGAACATTAGCAGTATTTTATTCTGTAAGAGGAGATCAAAAAGCAGGTTGGTCTTTATGGACTACAAGAGGAACATGGCATAGCATATGTTCAGTACATGAAAGATTATTTGTTGTGTCTACTAGAGATGATGGTTCAGGCACAACTAAAATGTACCTTGAGGAGTTTCAAACTGATATGCCTATGGATTTTTGTGACTCTTTTAGTGGAAGCGCAAGTGTATTTACTGGCTTAACCTCTGCTCATTTTACTAATGATGCTGTTGTTAAAGCAACGAATGGTAATGATTATCTAGGTTCTTATACTATAAGTGGTGGACAAATTGATGTGTCTAGTGTTAAAAGTGGAATAACCCAAGCGTATATTGGTTATGCTTTTGAGCCAACGATAAAAACATTACCAGTAGATGCTGTTATACAAGGAGGTCCTTTGACTGGAAACCCAAGACAAATACCAACAGTAGTATTAGATTTGTATAATACTTCAGCAGTAAGTGTTCAAGGACCAAATACAACTTCAACTACTAGAGATTTAGTTATTAGAAATGTTACAGATGATATGAGTTTAGATAGAACAGCAGTTACAGGTAAAGAAGAATTTAGATTGATAGGATATAGTCGTGATCCAAGAGTAACAGTATCACAATCTTTTCCTTTAGATTTGCAAATTAACGGAATGATAGTAGAGGTGGCATTTTAATATGGGATTACCATTAGCATTAGCAGTAGCGTCAACTGGAATTAGTATATTGGGTTCAATGAGTGCAGCAGCAGCAGCAAAGCGAGAAGCAGCACTTCAACGCAGACAATTACAAGCGCAAATAGAAGGCGCACAATTAGCTGCTTTACAAGACCATAATGCACGAATGAAAAATTTATCTACTTTTTTAGGAACAAATGAAGCCATTACAGGAATTATGGGAAGGGATACAGATAAAAGTTTAAAGGCATTGCAAAAGAGAGCAAAAACAGAAATGGCAACAGAAACAGATAGAGCTAACTTACAATTTTTACAAGAAAAAGCCAAGTTATCTGCTGCACAAAGCATGGCGACAGAACGAGGAAGAAACTTATCTAGAGCATATAAGTTTCAAGCATTTTCCACATTATTTTCTGGCGCAACACAAAGTTATAAACTGTATGGTTCTAAAGGTATTAATCCTTATTATCATGGTGGAACATAATGGCGCAATATATTAAGAGCAAACCAACTACTTTTCGTAATAGACCAGTAGGTGTGGTTAATGTAAATACTGGCGCAATACAAGCAGCAAATATAGTAAGAACTGAAGCAAGTAAACTTGCTGCTCAATATTTTCAAGAAGAAGAAAAAATACAAACAGAATTAGGAAAAGATGTAGGATTAACTTTACCAGTTAGAGATAAAAGTGGCGAACTTCTTTTTCAAGATGTACCATCATCATTAAGTGCAGTAGCACAATCTTCAGCTAAACCAATTATTCAGAAAAGATACCAAACAGCTTTACATTTAGATATTTTTAATAAGATACAATCTATTAGAAACAATCCTGAAATTAAAACTTCACAACAATTTTCTGATGTTGTTGAAACAGAAATGGCATCTTATATAAATCAAACAAAATTAGACGGAGGTGAACAATATGTAGCTGCCATGACTGAAAGTGTTGCCAAATTATCTTCACAACATTTTAATGAAATGGTAGCAGAAGAAATGAAAGAGCAATTAAAAATTGCATCTCTTAATGAAAACTCTCTTATAACAAAAAGTGCGAAAGACCTTTATTCTACAGCAGGTAAAATGTTGTTAGATACTCAAACTCAAAAAGATTTTATTAATATGCTTTCTACTCAAAAAGAAATAGTAAATGATTTATTAAAGGCAAATGACAATAACTTAAAAGAAAATGATTTGGATTGGCAAACTCATAGAGCTACTAATACTAACATAAAATCTACTATACCTAGAGGTTTATTAAGAGCATTTACAAAAAACAAAACATATAATGAAATTTTAGGAATTAGAAGTTACATAGAAGATGGCACAGAATTACAGTTTAAAGATAAAAATGGTAAGCTAATACCTTTAAATGAAAAACAAAAAAGAATTTTAGATTGGATAAAAGAACACCCTGAAAGAGAATCAATAGAAATAGAATTAAATACTATAAGGCAACAAAAAAAAGAAATTGAACAAGCAAATAGAACAGCAAAAACCCAAGAAAAAGCAGATAAAACTCTTGCAATAAAAGAATTACAAGATGACCCAAATAATAAAACAGCAGCAATAGAATTTGTAGATGGTCAAACAGAAAAGTTTGACAGCATTTATCAAAATTTAAAAAATAATAATTTTAATTTTAATGAAACTATTTCTGCTAATTTAAAAAAAATTCAAGATAATTTATGGAAAGCTACTACAAAAGAAGGTTTAGTTTGGAATGATAAAAATGGGCAAAAAAGAAGGATATTCTTATCTTCTAAAGCTGTGGCAAGTCTTATAGCTGATTCACAAAGCGAATTACTTTTAAACCATTTTTCAAAATCAGGAAAATTTACGACATCTAATGACTATGCAAAATTATTACATCACATTGCAAATCCTGAATTAACTATTTTAAATTCAGAACAAAAAGAAATACATAAACAAGTTAAAAATTTTATAGATTCTTTTGGGTTACAAAAAGGTACTACAGATATTTTAGTTAGAAAATTGACGAATAAACATACTAATTTAAATAGAGTAGAAAGAGATGCTATAACAAATAATAAGAGTAAAAATGTACTTATGAACGCTAGTCAGGGTGTATTTAAAAAAACAGATGCATCAACACTAAACGATAATTTAATAACTGATGATGATAATAAACTAACTGCAAATTATTTTACAGGTCAATATCAAAACGATTTAAGCCAAAATAGAGAGAAGGCAAAATTAATAGATAACTTGTTAAAAAAAGGTTCTTTCCCATCATCATTTTATAATATTTTAGAAAAAGTTACTTCTGGAAATGGCACATCTACTGATGTTGATAATGTTATAGCTTTGTTTTCCAAGTATGAGTCACAATTAAAAGATACTCAAAAATATAATGAAAAAGATTTTGCATTATTAAAAATAGCATCTGATCTTATTCCTAACTATCAAGGCACTACAATGTTTTTTGGGGTTGCAAATCAAGATAATGCGCCTGTTTCATCTCAACAAATGTTTTCTAAAATTAGAGAAGCATTTAATTCAAGAACTGATGAGAATACAAAACATTATTTAGATAAAATTTTATCAGAAGGATTACAAAATAAATACAAGAGTTCTTTTTCCTATTTAAAAAGTTTAGATTTTGATGACACAGAAGCAAGTGAACTTTCTTTTGTTGTTGATCTTGCAGCATCTATGGGAATGAACGGAGATAATTTAAAAACATTATTAAGTTTAATAAAAGAAGATATTTATGCAGATGGTCAAGGATTTATACTAGATAAATTAAGTAGTGGTGGAGATAGCACAAAGTCAAAGCATAGCTTTTTAAAAAGATTTCCTGATGATAAGATGAGAGCAAATATTCTTTCGCAAATCTCAAGTGATATTGCAAGTCACCCTAAAGGAACTCATTTAGAGCGTGAAGCAAATTTAAAATCAACAAAAGGTCGTTATATATTTGGATATGAAATGGCAGATATAGAAAATAAAGAACAATTACAAAATATAGCAGCACAAAGTAGTAACACGAATTTAAATATTAGAGCAACTAATGAAAAAACAACACCTTATGATGTTAAAGTAATGTTACACCCATTTAGATATGGTCCAAATAATAGTTATGTGAGATATATAGCTATGTATCAAAAAGGTCAATTTTATGTACCTTTGTATAAGCCAGATGATTCTTTGTATGTGTATGACGCAAGAGATTTAGAAGAAAAATATTTGGATAAATTTACTTGGTTAGGGGATTAAAATTAATGACTTTAAATTTTTGGGATACTAATCAGCCAATACCAATTAACAAAAATTCATTTGAGAAATCATTAGAACCTATGCTTGAAACAAGAGAGCAAAGAATACAAAGAGTTCTTAATCCTCAATTACCTTCATTTAGAACAAACACTTCATCAGAATTAGATGTAGATTTTGCTGATACTTATAGCGCACAAATGGGATACAGTTATATGCCTATTATAAATGCTATTACAAATTGGTATAATTTTGATGAAGATGACAGAGATCAAAACTTTAATCCTTTTGCGCATATGCAAGGTTATGAAGAATATTCAGATTATTTAAAAGATGCTGTTAATGAAAAGCACATGAATGTTTTAAAAGAACAATTAGAAGCTAATATTGAACGAAGGCATTTATTAGAGCATAGCAGTTTAGGTTCTCAATTAATTGCAGGTATATTTGATCCCATTAATTTAATTCCTTTGCCTTTTGGTCAATTTGCAAAAGGTGCTATATATGCAGGAAGTAGAATTGGAACACAAGTTGCAGGTATTACTGCACTAGCAGAAGCTGCAAGATACCCATTTGACCCATTGGCAACACCTGAAGAAGTAGGTGCTAATATAGGAATGTCTTTTGTAGGTGGCGCATTATTAGGTGGTACTATTGGATTTGTAGCAGGAAGAAAATTAAAAAAAGTTATAAATGAATTAGAAGCTGACGAAGCTCATCATATTAATTTAGCTAAAGAGGTATCTGAAAGTACAGAAAAAGCAGAAGTTTTTGTTTACAACGAAGAAACAATGCCAATAGAAGAATTAATAAAAAGAGGTGACAAAGATCAGCTTCAATCACATGAATTATCATTACCTAATAGAATAGCAAAAATAAAAGAAAAAATTAAAACACAAGAAAAACACCCAGACATTTTTACTAATGAAGTTGTAGAAAAATCTTTTTATAATCAGAGAAAAGAATTAAGAGAAAAAATTGCTAATGAAAAACAAAAAGTTAAAAACTTTGTTTTAAAAAATAAAGAACTACAAAAAAGTGTGGAAGGTTTTGAGTCATCTATTGGTAAAATAAAAAAAGCAAGAGATGAATATTCTGTTAATTTAAAGAACATTAAAAAGCGATTAATAGATCAAGCTGAAGGAAGAAGTCTTACTATAGGTTTAACAAAAAAACAATTAGACTTTTTAAGTCAAATTAAATCAAAAGAAGCAAATAAATTTTTTACACCAAAACAAAAGAAAGCAGTAAATATTTTAATAAAAAAAATAGAAGATGCTCAAAAGAAAATAGAAACTAATAAAAAATTATTAGCAACTAAACGAGAAGGAAATATTGTTTTTTTAGGTGATAAACAAATTCGTGTAATTCAAGAAGATTTGGAAAAAGTAACTGAAGTTATAAGAAAAAATAATAGATTAACATCAAATTATACACAGTTAAGTAGATGGGAATCAGACTATCAAAAAATAAGAAATGAATTAAAACAAAGAAAAATTAATGAAGATGCTTTGTATAATGCAGAAGGAGTATTAGTTAATAAATATAATTTAACATCAGATACATGGTATGGAAGATTATATTTAAATTCTCCATTGTTTAAAGGTGTTCCTACACCAGTAAAAGACGCTTTACAACATAAAACATTGCCTCAATTAAGTAAGAAAAAGGTTATAGATTTAGCAGGTGATAATGCTTTAAATCTTGAAGCGCATAAACATGGTGAAGCAATTTCAGGATCAGTAAATACTAAAGCCATTAGAAGAAATGGCGAATATGTTAAAGTGCATGACAAATTAAGAAAACTCTATTCAGAACATACAGGAAAAAATCAAGTATATTTAGATTATGATTTTCAAAAAAGGGGATACCACGAATGGCTAGAGGATACTTATACAAGGATTTTAAAAGGTGAATCTTTATCTGATTTAGATAAAAAAGTAAAATCTGTAACTAAAGAATTTTGGACTATGTGGGAAGAAAGAGCCAGAAAACAAGGAATAATAGGTGATTCAGGAAGTATAAAAAAAAGTATTACAAAAAAAGAATTAGATATAATTAATTATACAAAAAAGTTAAGAGATGTTGTTAGAAAAGCTGCCACAGAATTTGAGTTAGAAAATGCAAATATAATTATTAAAGATGCTGAATCTATATTAACAGGTGTTAGAAAACAAACTCGTTATAAAAACACAAAATCACTTTCTATAGCTGAAATACAAGAAAGATTTGGTGATGATTATAATATAAAGAAATTAATAGATGACCCTAAACTACTTGACGAATATAGAAATAAAAATCCAGATGTATCCAATACATTAGGGTTTCATGTTTTTTACGATCAAAAAAAAGGTGATGTTTATATTGATGAAGCAGGTATTAGAGAAAGATGGAGAATACTTACAAAAGGACAAAAAGAAGAATTTAAAGAAACTTTTTATCAAAAGTATTTAAGCCAATATATTCCTGAAGAAAAAAAACATATAGGCACAATGCACTTAAAGTTTGAATATGATAACTATAAGTATTTTGATTCATATGATGACCTTTATGATTTTATTGTATTTCACGAATTAACTCATGGAAAGTATAAACAATTTAAAAATGAAACATTGTTTGATTTTGAATATCGTACAAATGAATTGGCATTAGAACGATTATTAATGGAAAAAGAACAATTTAATCCAATTACACAAGGCATGGTTTTGGGTAAAAAAACCATGAAAGATTTAGATTCTTTAAAAAAATTAAAATATGAAAAAGGTTTATCACCAGATCAAGTAAAATATAAAAACAATGTTATTAATTATATTAAAGAAATAAATGAAGAATTAATTGGGTTAAGAAAAAATTTAAAAGATGCTGAAGATACAAAAATCTTACCAAAAGATGTAGAAGATTTTTTTCCTAGATATTGGAATGTAGAAAAAATAAAAGAAAATAGAGAGCAACTTGCAGAAATATTAACTCAATGGTTTATGGATAATCCTACAGTTTTTAAAAAAAATAAAAATGGAAATATAGAAAGAACTCCTGCATTAACACCTTATGAAACAATGAAAGCTACAGATCCTGCAAATGTTCTTAAAAGAGTAAATCAATCTATAGATAATATTATTAAAAATAAAAATGATGTAACTGAAGATGAAATGGCATTTTTTGGGCATGGTAAATCTAAACATTTTAGACATAGAAATTTGGACATACCTAATAAATTAGTTACTGATTTTATCATTACAAACCCTGTTCAAGTTATGCAAGTTTATACTAAAAAAGTAGCACCTAAATATGAATTTATGGTTAAGTTTGAAGGTAAAAATATAGACGAAGTTATGAGAGATTTAACTCTTGATAACTATCAAGCAGGAATGTCAGAAATAGAAGTTAATAAGATTAATAAAAATTTTTTACATTTATACGATAGAGTTGTTGGTAATGTTATAAAAAATCCTGATAGATGGGATCAGACAGCAGTAATTATATTAAGAGATTTAGCACAGCTTTCTTGGTTAGGCAGTTCAGGTTTTAGCACATTACCTGATTTAGCAAAAATTTTAATGGAACATGAAATTGGAAATGTAATGAAGGGATTAACTGGAATATTACAAGATTCAAGAGTAAGAATGACAGCAAAAGAAGGTAGACTTGCAGGAGAAATATTAGAAATATTGCAGGGTGATGTTCATTTAAGAAATGTAGAAGATTTAACAAACACTCCTCTTGCACAAGGTTATCAATTAAAAATGAGCAAAGTAAGAAATTTGTTTTTTGCTTTAAATGGTTTAGCACCTATGACCAATTTAATGAAAAAATTAGATTCTGTTATTAGACAACATGAAATGATTGATTTTGCTATAAAAGAAATTAACGGAACAGCAAAAGCAAGTGACATAACATATTTAAGAAGATACGGAATATCTAACAAAATATCAGAAGATATAAAAAAACTTGTTGATAAAGATATAATACAAAATACAAAAGATGGTAATGGTTTATGGTTAGCTAATACAGAAAAATGGATTGAAAATGGTGCAGCAGAAGAATCATTAGATGCTTTTCGTGATTCTTTAAATAGTGGAATAATGAATACTATATTAATGGCAACTCCTGCTGATAAACCTATTATAGCAGATGGTGTAGTTTACATTCCTAAATGGATTGGTGAAAAATTTGGCATGAAAGAAGATATAAGGTTTAAAGGATACACAAGGATTGAAACTGGTTTGGCAGGATTGCCATTTCAATTTTGGTCATATTCATTTGCTGCTGCAAATAAGATAACTGCTGCTATAGCAACTGGTCAGGCAAAAAATAGAGCTGCTGCTGTTACAGCAGCAATAGCTTTAGGTTATGTTTCTCTTGAAATTAAATCAAGATATAGTGGACCTGCTATAGAAGCAATGTTTGATAATATGTCTTGGGAAGATAAACTTGCACGATCTATAGATTCTTCAGGATTGTTAGCAATGTATAGTGATTTGTTTTATACTGCAATGGATACAAGTTTAGCATTAGGTGGACCTGATATTTCAATGGGGTTGTTGCAACCAAAAGTACCAAGAAATTATAAAGATATGAGTGCATGGGAAAAAGCAGGAGAAGTTATAGGCGCAGTAGGTGGCGCAGGACCAAGTATAGGCATTGAATTATTTAAAGGTGCAAAACAATTTGTTGAAGGAAATTATGGTTATGGGTCAAGACAAATAATTAAAAATTTGCCTTTTATGAGATTATGGTTTATGAAGGAAATGACACATGAATTGGGGAGTGTTTTAACAGATATAGAAGATGAAGGATTAGAAAGAGTAGTAAGGACTAGATTTTAATGACAATAGCATTAAGCGATAATACACCACGAGTTAGTTACACAGTAAGTGAAAGTGCTTCTCAAACTTCTTTTGCTGTACCCTTTGTTTTCTTTGATGGTTCATCAGACCTTAATGTTTATGTAGATAATACAGCTAGGAGTTATCATGCTTCAACTGCGAATACTACGCAATATACTGTATCAGGTGGGAGTGGTGCTACTGGCAGCATTAATACTAATGTTACTGGTGCTAGTGGTGGGAGTACAGTAGTTATTACTCGTGCTGTTCCTCTTTCACGAACAACAGATTTTCCAAGTTCAGGTGCTTTTGAAGTATCTAAACTTAACACAGAATTAGATACATTAATTGCTATTAACTCTGATTTTAATGATGATGCGTCACGAGCATTAAGATTAAAAGATTCCGATAGTGCTGTTTCAATGGAGTTACCATTACTTGCAGCTAGAAAAGGAACTGTATTAGGATTTAATGCTTCTACTGGTGCTGCTGAAGCAGGACCTACGATTGCTAATGTTAATTCTTTATCGGCAATAACTGCTAATATAAATACAGTAGCAGGTATTGCTTCAAATGTAACTACAGTAGCAGGTATTGCTTCCAATGTAACTACAGTTGCAGGTATATCTTCAAATGTTACAGCAGTTGCAGCAAAGGCATCATTAATTACATCTGATTTTGTTGCAGATTTAAATACATTAGCTACATCAGATATAGTAAGTGACCTTAATACTCTTGCTACAGCAGATATTGTTTCCGATTTAAATACATTAGCTACAAGTGATATAGTTTCAGACTTAAACACATTGGCTACTAGTGATATAGTTTCAGATATAAACACACTTGCTACAAGTGATATAGTTTCTGATTTAAATACATTAGCTACATCAGATTTTGTTTCTGATTTAAATGCTATAGAAGCTATTAAAGCAAATGTTACTACTGTTGCAGGGAATATAGCAGGGGTTAATTCATTTGCTGACAGATACAGAGTTGCTTCATCTGATCCTTCATCAAGTCTTGATGCAGGTGATTTGGCATTTAACACAAGTTCTAATGTACTTAAATATTATAATGGAAGTTCATGGCAAACTATATCAGCAGTTACTACTGGCATATCTAGTGGAAATGTGTTAGTTGCTACAAGTGGTATTGCTGATAATGACTTTTTAAGAGTAGATGGAACATCTATAGAAGGTAGAAGTGCAAGTGAAGTTGCTAGTGATATAGGTGCAGCAACACAAGATGATGCAACAGCTTTAGCAATAGCTTTAGGATAAGGAGAAAATATGGCTAATACATTTAAGGTTGTAACATTTGCAGCCGAACCTGCTAGTGCAGGTACACCATATACAGTTTATACTACACCAAGTAGCACAACGACTGTTATCATAGGTCTTATACTAACAAACATTCATACTTCACAGGTTACTTGTGAGGTTGAGTTAGTGTCAGATACTTCAGGTGGTGGTAGAGGTGCTACAAATGGAACTTCGTTTTTAGCAAAAGATGTTCCGATTCCTGTAGGTTCATCATTAGAACTTTTAACAGGTGGTAAAGTAATATTAGAAACAACAGATATTTTAAAGATAGACTGTTCAGTAGCAGATAAAATTTCAGGAACATTGAGTATTATGGAGATAACATAGTATGCCATATATAGGTAATTCGTTAGCAGCTAATTTTCAAACACCCCCTGCTGTAGTTAGGTTTAATGGTGATGGCTCTGATACAACATTTGCACTTGGAAGGACAATAGGTTCTGTTCAAGAGATATTGGTATCAGTTGATGGTGTTGTTCAGGATAGTGCTGCTTATACTGTGCCTGATGGCTCTACTCTTACTTTTAGCGCAGCACCTTCAAGTGGAACAGGAAATATCTTTGTATATTTTCTTGAATTAGCAGGTGCAACAATAACTCCTACTGACCAATTCAAAGGTAATTTTAAAGCAGGTGGTTTATTTAGAACAAACGCACAAACATTAGATTCAAACATAACTATCTTGGCTACAGAAAATGCACAAGTTACAGGTCCACTTACAGTTTCAAGTGGAGTTACACTTACTGTTGAAAGTGGTGGAAGGTTGGTAACATCATGAGTACAATTAAGGTAGATACAGTACAAAGCAGAGGTGCAGGTGCAGTTATACTAACTAACCAAAGTGCGTCTAAATTTAGAGTACATCATTCTGGTGATTCGCCCACAACAAATGAAAGTCTTAACATGAGTAGTTTATCAGATGAAGGAAGTGGAGAATACGCATATTCATTTAGTAATAATTTTAATACTGTTTATTTTACTACTACTGCCATGAGTACAGAAGATGGAACAATCGGTTATGTAACAATGTATTATAGTAGAGATTATACTCGTGCTTCTTCTAGCGTACATCTTCAAGGTATAGATCAAGGAGATAGTTATGATGATGGACAATATACTTCTGTTGTTTCACATGGAGACCTAGCATGAGTACCATAAAGACAAACACCTTAACAGGTACAACTTCAGCAGGTAGCATTGTTGTTACAGGAGAGGGTGGTTCTACCACGACTAACTTACAACAAGGGTTGGCTAAAGCATTTTGTCATTGGAACTCTACCACGACAATAGCTAATGGATTTAACATTAGTTCTATTGATGATGACGGAACAGGAGATAATGATTTAAACTATACAAATCCTTTTAGTAATACAGAAAGCATTATTACATCAGGTACAGAAAATTCTTTTCAATCATCACATATGTGCATGACTACGATTGGTGGTAACACTACAGCAGATTGTACTATATATGGTGTAATAACAACTGGTGCAAATAAAGATGTTGGTCAATTTATTTTAGTAGATGGAGACCTCGCATAATGGCAAACGGAACAATAGCATTTGATACATTAACAACATCTGACCAAGCAAAGTCTGGTACAGAAAAATCTGTTGATACAAGTTATATTTATAATGGTGTAACAAAAGCATGGCTATCTTTTGATGGCACAAGCACAGCTCACATAGATGATTCTCTTAATTTTTCAACTGTAACAGATGGTGGAACAGGAGATTATGCTATTAGTTTTACTAATGCTATGAATAGTGCTGATTATTCTCATACAAATGGTGCTGCTAGTCCTTCTGGACAATCTTTTGGTATAAGGCAACCTAATAATATGAGTACCACTCAAGTCTCATTTGAAACATATTACGCAACAACACAAGCAGATTTTGCAAATGTATCAAGTGCAATACATGGAGATTTAGCATGACAATAGAAACACCAGAATTTCAAGGCACACATTTATGGGATAGATTATGTTGGGCAAAAGAAAAGTTAGAAGGCAAACAATCTGATTATCGTGTGGTATGGGAAGATCCTGATAATTTAGATGAATGTGCAAAGGTAACTGTACCTGATCCTAATTGGTTAGCTTGTGCATTACAAGGTGGCATATTACCACCAGTTGAAGTCTACTGGGCGTTAGCAGAAGATGAAGCTAAACCTGATTTTAAGAAACATACAAGAGGGTACTTGTTACACAATACTAAACCGATTGAACCAATGACAGAAGAACAGGCAATAGAATATTTAATTATGAAGGATATACCACAGAGAGTGTGGAGAGATTACGAGAAAGCCAATAGACCTAGATTGGTTATCTGTAAAAAGGATCAGCTTCCAAGTACAAGAGTTTGGAGAAATGCTTGGAAGATTGATGATGAAGTAAACAAAAGCCAAGAAGTAGCATAAGGAGATTAACTATGGCAACAACAATGATAATGGATAAAGATGGAAAAAGCATAGATGCTTCTACAGCAACTGTTCCATCTGATAGACATTTTAGAAATGCTTGGACACTTAAAGGTAAAGTTATATCTGAAGATATGACTGAAGCTAAAAAGATTTTCCAAGAAAAAATAAGAGAAGTAAGGAAACCTTTACTTGAAGAACAAGATGCTTTGTTTATGAAAGCATTGGAAGATGATGATTCATCTGCTCAATCTACAATTAAGACAAAGAAGAAAGCATTAAGAGATGCACCTGCTGCAAAGGCAATATCAGATGCAGACACTATTGCTAAACTTAAAGCAGCTTGGGATTCAACTAATCTAGGCGATAGTCCTTACGCATAGGAGTAATAGATGGCTCTTACTAGAGTTATAAATTCAGGCATAGGTGTTGCTGCGTCTATTGCAGGTGAAGGTACAGCTACGACCAGTTTGCAACAAGGGTTGTCTAAATCTTGGTGTGTTTTTAATGGTGAAGGATCAGTAGCTATAACGGATAGCAATAATAGTACATCTTTAACAGATGTCGCTGTAGGAGACTATACTTTGGGTTTTACTAATAATATGAATAGTGCAGCTTATATTGTTACTGGCTCAAGTGTTGGAAGTGATGCTGCTAATTGGTGGAACGCTTTATATGGAGATGGTGCAAACAACACAACTAGCGTGTATGAAATAAATTTTGTGCATAGAACTGACTCTGAAGGTCAAATAGACAATGACCATTCTGGCGTGGTAATACATGGAGATTTAGCGTAATGGCATATATAGGAAGATCACCCAGTCAATCTGTAAGGAACAGGTATCAGTATCAGGCAACTGCTAGTCAAACAACATTTAGTGGTTCTGATGCAAACTCACTTACTTTAACTTATACTGATGGTTTATACATGGATTGCTACCAGAATGGAGTTCTCTTAAAAGCAGGTACAGATTATACTGCAACAAGTGGAACATCTGTTGTCTTGGCTACTGGTGCAAGTCTTAATGATATAATTGAGATGGTTGTGTATGATGTATTTTCTGTTAATGAAACTTATACTAAAACAGAATCAGATGACAGGTATCCATTTCTAGGAAACAACAGTATTATAAGAACAAATGGTAACACCATAAGTGCAGACATAACA